TCGGCGGCTGGCTGCCTAATTCAGCATGAGTTTCTCTCACGTCTGCATCACGTGAATCAATCCACTCTTTCATGACCTTGACGCCCTCTTGCTTTTCGAATTGGTTATAGGCCTCATTTGTAGCGCTGTTGATCGCCTTTGTCGTTTCTGTCTGTGCGATTCGCTGCGCTCTTTTGGCGTTAAATGTTGTCGCCTGTCTAATGCTTTCAGCAATCTCACGATTTGAGATTCCTTGCTCAATGCCCCGCCTAACTAATCGCTGCACCTGTTTTTCGCTTGTGCGGTTGATCTGCTTGGCAAATTGAAGGATCTGCTTTTCCATTATGGGACGCTCTCCAAATAGCAATTCAAGGGGCTTGCTGCGTCCTGTCATGTCGTACAGGCTTGCTACTGTGTCGTTGCCGGTCAGGATGTAGATCGAACGATACGCCCGCCCTATGACCTGTTGAATCTGTTTGATCTCTGCAGCCCGCCCGAGAATCGTTGCGAAGTCGATCGCCTTCTTTTGTTGCTGGTTAATGATCTCTTGTGCCAGTTTCTGTGCTCTTCTTGCGTATCTGTCCGCAGCGTCATCAAGATAGATCTCAACCGCCCTTTTCATTGTGCGCTCTGCTGGAATCACTTGCTTTTGCATCCACTGTCGCCAATAAAAATCTTTCTGTGCTTTTGTCATGTTTTCAGTTAGCGATCTCTTTTCTGTGAGCCGCTTCTTTTCGTCGCTGATCACTTTGCGCATGTGTGACAATCCACGAGATCCAACGACTAGCCATTTGATTTGAGCGACAACACCAGCAAGCAATTTGTCTTTTAAATGACGAGCCGCCCACGCCTCACGCAAACGGATCGCCTCCTCTTCTGTTCTAGTCTCTGCGATGCTGCTGTCACGCTCTGCAATAGGCTTCAAACGATTGTATTGTTTATTCCCGAGGATGTTGCCGCCCTTGCCCCATATTTCGGGCCATTCCTCTTTCAGTTTCTGCGCCTCTTCATGTGGGAATCTTTCAAACTCAGAATTGCGCAATGCCACCTCTTGATCGTCTCCGTTCTTAGGAAAGTTTGTGGGATCTTTGTCGCCTACGCTACCCCGATCAACTGTCAATCTTTTGACTTCTCTGCGTTCCAATTCCTCTACTGGGTCATTCTTTTTTTTTTCATCCTTACCGGACATCGGGTGATCTTTGGGTAGCAAGTCAGTATCGTGTTTGCCGCTTCTGTATTTGCCGTTTCTCAGTGCGTAGAGATACGAATTCACCCGAGCCATCGCCCACTGTTGCGGACTGTTTACAGACGGTCTCACGCTTGCGGGGTTGTTGCGATAAGCCCCAATCCCACGCCAATATACGACGGCGAGCCTGAATTTAGTCGTTGTCTTTGCCTTGTTTTGATTCACGTCTTCATTGTGATCAGTCGCTTTCTTTTCGAGTGCCGTTTGTGTAGCGTCAGGCAGTTCGTCAAACGCCTCTTTCATGTTGCCTATCTTGGCGAGTTCGTCTTCTTTTGCACGCTGCACAAGGTTTGTCAGTGCCTGCTCGATCGCCTCCTCTGACTGACTGGCTGGCTCTTCTGTCTCTGTCTCTCCAAATGGTGAATCAGTCAAGCCTTCATATGCATACGCCTCTGACGCTGTCATTCCTGATTCTATGTGTATTCTGATGCGCTCGAGTTTCTCAGTGCGTACAGATTGCAACGCATCGACGCCGGAAAAGTCGATTTGTACATAGAATGACGGATCAAACATTTGAGCGATTCGTGTCATTAACTGCTCAAGTTTTCGGGCCCGTTTCTGTTGTATCTCGTAATACGTGATCGTCGCTTGTCTTGCTGTTGCATAGTTTGCATCCGGCAAGCCGAGCACAGTAGACGGCACGCCACACACGGCGCTGATGTTTTCACGCACCATTGATCGCAAAGCCTGAAACTCTAGATCACGGGGCGACAGGTTAAGCGTCTCGACTTTGATCTGTCCACTTAGCGCCATAGCCCCGCCGTGTTCTGTCATTTGTTTATATGCCTGCATGATCTCCTGTCGGCGTCGTCTGTCCCATATATCAGCAGGATCAATAGGAGATAAAAGCACATCGGGACGCCCTTGTTTTGATACACTGCTTGCCATGCGTTGGGCGTTGATGTCTGCTGTGATCTCTTCGTTAAGTGCCTCAACGATTCCCGATCCGTACAGTTCTCCAGCGCTCTGATTGTCCCAAGATGCGTTACGGATATGCAGAACACGCTCGGGCGGATATACAGCCGTAGAGCCGCCGTCTGTGTATTCGTAGCCCTGTACCATCTTCACAGGGTCCGGAATGATTCGCACGTTTTCAGGGTGCAATCTGTAGAGGCTTGTGGGCTTGTTTAAGTCTCCGACGATCAGCGTGTAGACGTTGCCCGTCATCATGAGATCAACAATGAATTGTTCTCTGAATAAATAGCCGTCTGTAATGCTTGACGGCTGGCGAAATAGATCCAGCACTTCATGTTCGTCTATCTCTGTTTGTTGCTCCCCTTGCCCTCTCAGGAGTTTTATAGGCAACGATGCAATATCTTGACTGGCTCTAGTTACACAGGCGTGTGTGTAGGCATGCTTGCCAAATACGGCCATGGATTGACGGGGTGAGAATATTGGCGATACGCCGTTTCCTGTGCTCCAACTTGCGCCGTGCTCAGGTGCCTCCGGATTCTCTTGAACCTGTCCAAAATAGCGAGTTATAAATGAGGGTACATAGCGAGTCAGCCAGCCAGTTTGAGCGGGTGGTTGTTTGTTTTGTGGCATGTGTTCTCCTGTCAATACTGGCAATATATCAGATTTATGTGACTATTGACACGGCGATCCATTTCTAAAACAAAAGAGAGCCGCACATATCCCCATAGATACGACTCTCAAAAGAACATTAATCGGATCCCTCAATCCAATCAAGATAAACAGCGTATCACATTTCCATCAGTTGTACAGCGATCTCTTTTGCCCGTGGTGGATTTTCCAGTACAAGGGCGAGCGCAATGATGTGCTTACAGTAGCCGCCTTTCTTGTGGTGTCTGTGATAGTAAGAGGGGCAAGAGCAAGAAGCCCGCCCAAGACTGTTTATGGCTACGTGATAGCCCTCTGTGTCAGGCTTGCCAACTGAGGCGTAAAAGGTATATCGATTCATGCTGCTAATATGCGCCTGTAGATAATGCTTTGTCTCAAGGTCTAGAATCTTTTGAATGTGTGTCTTAACCTTCTGCGGATCGTCGCTGGCTAATAGATCATAAATTTGATTAAAGAAGTATTCTATGATCTCCTGACTGGCTCTCTTGAAAATATGAATCTTATACATATTTATTCCCCGCTACAACTGTAACAGTTTGCCCATCAAGATCAATTGTGATCGATCCAGTGCTGCAATCATACGACAAATCAAGCGGAGTACACAGATCAACATAAGGCCCACTGAATCGCTGTCTGTGCTCTGCTGGCTTGCTTGGCTTAAATACAGGACTGTTCAACGTAATCGCATTATTCAATTCTTTGATCTTGCGCTCTGTCTCTTCGTGCATTGTCTTGATCTTAATCAGTTGCTTTTCTGCAAACTCTAGATCGTCAGGGTTGTTTGTTAAATGTCGGCGCACATTCCAAAAGGCTTTCTTAAGCCAGCGCAGATCCTTTTGTGCTTTTGTAAGTTGTAGTAAGTTGTCAAGGTTGCTCATGTTGTTATCCGTTGTTGCATATTCTAGAATTTGGAAAAGGGGGGCGATTGCCCCCCTGCTTTGTTGATTGATTATTTTGTGTTTGATGCCCTTAAGATTGGAGCCATTGAATATTTTCCAAGAGGATACACGATCTCTTCATCACAAATAATTTTTACTCTGCACTTTTTGATCTCTTGTGTATTTGTGTTGATGATTGTAAGGGTCTTGGCTGTTCTTTTCGTTACAGTCCAACAAACTACAAGGCTTGAATCGCAGATAAAACGCATTGAGTATGTTTTGTTTGTTTGGAAAGTAGTCATTTTGTACTCCGTTGTTGTGTTGTTCTTGACTATACTTATATATTAAGGCATTCGAAAACAGATGTCAACATATTTATAAAGTTTTTTGTATTTATTTTATGAATCCCGCAGAATCGCTCTGCTTGCGTTTGTATAAAGGATCTCTTCTTCGCAATTTGTTAACTGGCTCAACGCCTTAAGAAGAAAGACAAAGTACGCTGTTTTCGGGATACTTC